ACCTTGAACGTGAAGGATATTTCGTCCAACCGGTTGTTATTCCGGCTTGTGCCGTCGGAGCGCCCCACAGAAGAGACAGGGTATGGCTTGTTGCCCACTGTGCAGACTCAAGGACTGAAGATGTGCGACGAGAACGGGAAGACAAGGTTCTATCCGATGGAATTGCTCCCGACACCAATGGCAAGCGATGCAACAACCGGAGCGATAATTGGAAAGAACGACCAATTTGTTACGACCAGAAACGGGACTCCGAGGAGAATCAATCAGAACGGACAGAACGGAAGCGTAGGACTTGCGAGAATGGTTCGGTTGCTTCCTACTCCCAATGCCCGGGAAGCGGACAAGTACAGCAAGAAATACAATCCGAACAGTCAAATGGGCACAGCTTTGACAGCAATGGCGGTGAATGGGATGCTCCCTACTCCAGCAGCGAGGGACTATCAACCCTCCGTTTCCCCACAAGCATTGAAAAGAAAAAATGGGAAAATGAGGACGGATGCTCTGTGCAACCTGCCGGTAATGTTAGGAGAGCATCATTCGCAGAACGGTGGAAAAACTTCCCAACTCAATCCCCTGTTTGTAGCCGAGATGATGGGATTTCCACCAGATTGGACGGTATTGCCTTTTCAAAGTGGCGGCAGGAATCGATAAAGGCATATGGCAATGCGATTGTCCCACAAGTAATGTATGAGATATTCCAAGCTATTCAAGAAACTTATAATCAATAATAACCATGGACAATTCAATTTATAAAAAATGCACAGAGTGCGGGCAAACAAAGCATATTTCAGAGTTCAGCAAATCATATCCTAACAGGTGTAAAACTTGTGTAGCAGAACACACGAGACAAATGAGAGCTGCTGAAAAACTTAAAGCTAAAGTAAAGGCTACCGGCGAGGTCATAGATGTTGAACCGTCAGGTACTATGCAGGTTTTATGCGGTTCATTCATAACGAAAGACGGTCGAAGAATGCCCGGAACAGCACTTGAATTTGAAAAAGCCATAGACTGGGAACAACGCAGATACGAGATTGCGAAAGAGATAATGAAAGGATTTTCAGCCAATTCACATAATCAGTGTGTGGATGCAAGTAGCGAAACGTTAGCCCAGTGGAGCATTAGCGGTGCTGATGCTCTTATTGCAGAATTGAAGAAAGGAGGTAAAGGATGAAAGTAATAGTTTCATTCAGTGGTGGCAAAGATAGTCTTGCATCACTTCTTTGGGTGCGTAATAACCTAACAAAAGATTTTATTACAGTATTTTGTGATACAGGTTGGGAACACCCATTGACCTATAAATATATCGAAGAAGTACAGGAACAACTGGGCTTAAATCTCATTACCGTCAAGTCAAAGAAGTTTAACGGCATGGTAGATTTGACAAAAAAGAAATCACGCTGGCCATCCTCGCAACGGAGATTCTGCACATCTGAATTGAAAACCATTCCGATGATTGACTACATACTCGATGAAGTAAACGATGATGTTCTGATTATACAAGGAATACGTGCTGCCGAGAGTGCCAAGCGTGCTGAAATGTCCAAGCAATGTACGTACTTCAAGTATTATGTGCAGCCATACGGTAAGGACAAGAATGGTAAGGACAAGTACCACACCTATCGTCGTAAAGATGTATTGGCATTTCGAAAGAAATATGCTGATGACCTATTGCGTCCTGTATTCGATTGGTCGGCACAACAAGTGATTGACTATATACTTGAAAATGGAATACAGCCTAATCCGCTCTACCGAATGGGCTACAAACGTGTTGGTTGCTTTCCTTGCGTGATGGCTTCACAACAAGACATTTACAATATCAGCGTACAAGAGCCAGAAAGAATAAGCTACATTGCAGGTCTCGAACAACAGTTCAACAGCAGTTTTTTCGGTCCTGATAAAATTTCATCTAAGTATTATAAGGGTGAATATCCTCTAATCAGCGATGTTGTTCGTTATGTACAAAGTAAACGTGCAGGTGGTTCTCTGTTCGATGATGATGTGGCAACAAGTTGTATGAGCTACTATGGGCTTTGTGAATAAAAAAGGAATGGTATGGCAAATATAAAAGACAATAAAAAAGGATTCAAGGTAATTCAAATAAGTCGGAAAGAACTTGTAGAGGAATTAGGGCAATATGGTGCAATGGGAATTTGTGACTACTGCAACGAAACTGCATCTACAGGCTATTACATAGCTGTGTTAAATCAATGGTTTTGCCCGAAATGCTATCAAGAATGGTATCATCGCGCTACTTATTATCCGGAAGATGCAAAGGTAGAAAACAGAAATTTTGAGTTTTACAAAAATATTTTTGGGTTATGACAAAAATAAAACTGAATTGGACATACGCCAAAGGCGAATTAGATACTGATACATTGAAAATGGTTTGCATCCCGGCAAGAGGAAAACGTGTGTTCGGTCCTGATGAATTGGACGCAGAACTTTGTATAAAGGACGGCATGAATTACCAAATAGCCGAAATCCACTTGGGCGATGTGGAAAGTTCAAACATCCTTTGCAAAGAGATAGCAAGGCGTTGGAATGAGTTCGAGGAATGGCACGAGTGTAAAGAGAATACGGAAGATGCGCCGGAACGAAATACCCCATGCTTGCTAAGGACTGAGTGCAAGGAAATAACCACAGGCATTGTAGAAGTTGGTTATCTTACATCTGTTTGGGGTGAATATGGATGGACTGAAGATTATCTTGACGACTTTGATGAATCCGAATTTGAAGTTACTATCACTCATTGGAAACCGATTAACAAACCGAAAGGAGTTGAAGAATGAAACGAGAAGATATTGAAAAGGCGGCAAAAGATTATTCCATAGGTAAAACATATTTTCGGAGAAACGTTCTCAAAGAAGTGGATGCGGACAATTATGTTCTACGCAAGGGTAATTGCAGTGAAGACTTCATAGCTGGTGCAGAATGGCAGGCAAAGCAATCCCCGTGGATAAGCGTTGAAGATAAACTGCCTTCTTTAAACCAAAAAGTAATAGTTTATAATGGGAAACAAGTATATATATCTCATAGGACAGAAAAAGACTACGCAAAAGATACTAATTCCTTCTTGTATGGATTGCAGACCTATAATGTTGTAGCTTGGATGCCCATCCCCTCTTTCGATGAAATACTCGAAGTCAACAGGGATGTACTAGAACGGATTAAAGAGAAAGGAGATTGAATATGTATATAGCAAGAGACAAAGATGGTGATTTGTATCTTTATAAAAAGCAACCCGTGAAGTATTCGGAAAGTTGGCAATTATGTAGTGACAATCCCCATGATTTCTACAAGATAGATTCTTCTTTATTTCCCGAAGTAAAATGGGAAGATGAAGAGCCGACAGAAGTTGAATTGGTAAAGAAGGAGAAATAACGATGAAATCAAAACAAGTATTATCAGTTGAACAAATGAAACATTTACAGGAGATTGGACTTGAATTAAGAAATACAAGTATGCTCTTGTGGTACAAACAAATGCTTGGTAAAATACCTATTTCAGATTGGGAATTATCGGTTTGGCGTGAAAGCCTATTTAGTGAAGATCATGTATACCCTGCTTACACCTTGCAGGACATTCTTGACAAGCTGCCGAAACGTATAGAAACAGAAGATTATGAGTTTGAATTATACATATATTACCATGAAAACGGCGTCAGCGTATTTTACGATGATGGTGATATTACTCAACTTGCATTCTTTAGTAAGCCTACACTTCTGGAATCAGCCTACGAGATGCTGTGTTGGTGCATTGAAAACGGATATGTTAAAGTTGGAAAGGAGGAATAACTATGGGATTTACAACACCGTGCTTTATACGCAAGAGCACCTATAAACTTAGAAAGAAATTAGAGGAGTTGGGATATAGATTGTTTGGGGCGGAACTTAACGAAGACTTATGTATTTTCACTGAACCCGAATACGGTCTATATAGTGTTGAGTTTTTCAGTAACATTCCACATCCTGACGAAACCGATAGTGTTGATTGCGGAACCAACGAAGAACTTTTCTTGGCTATTGCTGCATTGAGAGATGATACAAATGAAAATCAGTGGTTTATTTGCGATGTAAATCATTGGGATAGATCGGACAATGGAGAAGCAACAGTTTATGCTGAAATAGGAGAATGGATTTTTTGTAAATCCAATGACGATGATTGTGCACGAGATAATCATTATCACAAGGCTACCGTAGAAGAGCTAATCGAACACTTTAAAGAAAAGGAGGAATAACCATGCCAACAATACTAAAAGAAACTTATCCAACAGCCAAGAAAGAGCATATATGTGAGTTTTGTGGCTATAAGATACAGCCGGGACAAAAATATGTTCGCCAGACAAATGTATATGACGGAGTCGTGTATGACTTTATCACACATCAAGAATGTAAGGAAGTTGCCCATGAATTGAGAATGTACGATGATTGTGATGACAATGGATTATGCGGAGAACAGTTTAGGGAAGAATTGGACTCATACGTATACGCCAATCATTACGATGATGAAGCGGATGATATTTGTTCTGATTGGCAGTTATCTCACTATGAGATAGCGAAAAAGGTATTGAAAGAACTTAAAAATGAATAGTCATGACCGAAGAATTTGTAACATTAGAGACAGCAAAGATTCTGAAAGAGAAAGGGTTTAATGAGCCATATTCGCTTGCTATTAATGTTGAAGATAGCAGACAATATACGACCAGTAGAACAAATAGTGAGTTACCGATAAAAGTATGTACCCAACCGCCACAATCCATCGCCCAAAAATGGATACGTGAAACCAAGGACCTACATATTTCCATCATTAGAAACGCTTGCGGCTATGGCTATGATATATGCAAAGCTGATAATGGCACTCATATAACCGATGGAATATTTAAAGGTCCTAACGATGGCGGTCAGTGGGACACCACCTATGAAGAAGCATTGGAAGTTGGAATACAAGAAGCATTAAAACTTATATAATCATGAAGAAAATAATGTTCTCGGATAAATTTGGCTTAACCCAAGCCGTATTGGAATGTCGGAAGACTATGACGAGAAGAATAATCAAATGCCCTAGAACTTTTAAAGGAGAATGGGTCGCAGGATTCAATATACACAGAAGTCCTTCTGATAAAGAGATAGTTGGCTTTCCTTGTATGTACGATGCAGATGAAAGGGAGTTTGATATGGGCGAGATATTGCCGAAATATGAACTTGGAGAAGTTGTTGCCATTGCGCAAAGTTATATGGATGTTGACCGATTTCA